CGTCATCATAGTAGGGCATTTTATTTCTAATACAGCATTTTCAGATTTAATAATTCCATCAGGTGAAGCACCAGAATTCTTTATTGATGGATGTGTGTATACACCACACTCTGTAACACCTAACTTCGTTGCTGCTGCAAACGCATCTCTTGCTTCAGGCTCTCTTTCAACGCCGTTTCTCATTGCTAAATTCATTGGTATAAATACAGCTTGAGTTCCTGTTAACCTTTCAATAGCTAGTTGCATTCTATAATTCTTTTTGTATTCTGACTCACCGTACTTTGTTTTCTTTAAAACATTGTCAAAACCTGAGGCCGTAATCTTACCTAACCTTGCTGCAAACCACTCAGGACTTCGTTGATCTAAATCGTTAGTTTCCATATGCTTCTCCTATAGGTCAAAGTTATCTTTCGATTGTTGTTTCTTTGCATTCTCTACTTCTTCAAACGAAGCAATAGAAGTGTCTATGCCTATACCTAATATACCTAAAGCCCTTCCAACGGAGCTAGTCTCACAATTCTCTATATAACTAGTCTTGTTAATGAAACTAGATCCATCTTTTTCGTAAGCATGCCCTACAGCTAATACTCTTTCATCAACTATTACACTAGCTTTAAAAACACACACTCCATCTATATTAGATACTATTTCTGTAATTATAGATCCGTTAGGATAAAGCCCTCTAAAGAACTTTATCCTCTCGTTAACCATCACATAATCCTTACCTTTTATATCTATTTTTTTCATATCAGTTGACATTTAACTATCTCCTATATAATTGTCCCTACAGTATTGATAAAAAAACAACTTAACTAGTTGATTATTAATAAATTAATATCCAGCTACATTCCAAAAATAAGCACCAGGACTTGCATGCTCCCTTACAAATCTCCATGCTTTTGCATCATAATTAGGAGCCGATGGAAATGGTGGCAAGTGTATATCTTTTTCGTATTGAGCAAATGCCATTGGGTGAGAATGTATATTAGCCTTGCCTAATTCTCCTGGCTTCATGTTTCTAGCAACTGCAACTGCATGAAAATCAGCATCTGGCCAAGCTATTTGCAATGCTCTCTGTAAAACACCTGTGCTTACAACAGACCAAACTTCTTTTGGTTTTATATTCATGCTAATAGCTGTTTTAATCAAGCATGCAGTTATAGTAGGCTCATTTCTTAAACCAGGTTGAAAGTAATAAGAGTCTGTATTTGCCTCACAATATTCCCTAGCATACTTTCTAAGTCCATTCATTCCGTAAATTTTTCTAAAATGTATCTCTGCTCCATAATCAATACAGCGTTGTATGTGTGGTGTTATCTCTTTGCTTTCTGGAACAAATAACACACATTTTTTATCGTGTTTATTGGCAAGCCATGATAATGCAATTCCTGCATATCCATATCTTGGCTGCACATATACACATTCGGACTGTTTCATATTGGCCATACGGTAGTCTAACGCGCGAGCTTTTGTTCCAACTTCTAATAAATCTTCTCGTATTACATTAAAACCTTCATGTTCTATAACTTTAGGTATAGGATAAGCACTAACCCAATCACTAACCAAGTCTAGATATGACTGAGCATCTGGAAAATCTGTATTTATATCTTTGTTTACACCATCTAGTATGTGTTCTGTATATCCACCCATTTTAATCTCCTATAGTTAATTTAGATAATCTTTTTACTTGTTCTTTTGTTAAGTGATCATATCCTTTTGGTATATAGTCAGACCAATATCTTACTGCATCACATAGTACATCTTCTAATGAGTATGGTTTATTCCCTGTAGTATTAACTAGATCCTGCATACATTTTTCATACCAAGTTTTTTTTGGTATTTTTTCGTCGTTAATATACATAACATTTAATGCTTTAACTGCATTTGAACCATAATAACAATGGCTATCTTGATCAACTAAATCAGGCCAATATTCTGCAATGTCCATAATAAAAGCTGTTAAGCAAAAGTGATACTGCTTTAATCCATGTCTTTTATGCCAGCAGCAGCAAAAGTCAACAGCTTCTTTAATTCCTTTTTTGTCTATACTTAAATACATCATTAGATCATTTATTAGTTTTGGTGCGTATTCACATAAATATAATTTTCCACCAGTTCTATAAAAAGTACCAGCAGGCTTAGGAAATGGAGGAACTTGGTTCCCTATAGAGGTAAACATAACCCCATCATAACGCTTTACATATTCCACCATATCTTTTATTGTTTTTTTACTAGCAACTTTATGTGCAATACTATTTCTATACCCATGATCATCAGGGTGAAATGATGCACCAGAACCAGTCATCCTATGAAACAAATATATATATAACCACTCTCTTAAATTGTGTTTTATTTTTGTATATCTTTTTTGAGCTGGAGAATCTTTTCCATATGTTAAGTCTTCTAACACATTTGAGAAACCTGCATATTTTCTGTATATGCAATTATAAATAGTAACATTGTCTTGTAGATTATCTCCACACTTTTCTTTTGTATTTTGCAGTATTTCTGCTCTATAATAGTATTTTAAAAAGTCGTCTACAAACTCTGTTTTTATCATAACCATCTCCTGTAGTATTTAGGTGAAATGTGTACAGACTGAGGCTTTTCCATAAAATCTTCAGATAGCTCCCCAAGGGAATTTTTTATAAAATCAGGGTGCTTAATAAAGTCCCACTTATTTCTTATGCACATATCAGATAAATGGCCTGTCATTGCTGCTCTCATAATATCCCTACTATCCCAATCACCAGTAAATGGCTTTTTGTTATGCCAACCAGTTTTAGGTACTTTACGAGATTCATTTTCTATATACATAGGAGCTACTATGCTTATACTATAATTAGCAGATATATCCAGCAGCTGTCTTTCATATTCCAGCAGCAAAGTACTTAAATTATCTGATTCATAGTTGCACAAATGATGCCTTATGTCTATATTTCCAAAGTAAAAAGTTAAATCTTTAACACCGTGGCCTATGATAAAACTTTTTAATCCCTTTTTTAATGCACCATATAGTGTTTGACCATCGTTTCTATTTACTATAGAATCTTTAACATACATTGCATTTGCATGACTGTCTCCTATTATTAACTTTTCACTTGTTAACATACTCATTTTCATAGGTGTTATTTTATTACATTTATCAGACAACTCATCCCAAGGGAATTTTTTCCAATCTTCAGAACAGCTAGTCAACCTTTGTTTACCTATACTACCAAAATCAGGCATGTCTACATCTAATGAAATAAACTGAGTATCAGCGTTTAAAAAGTTTTTAAAATGTGTAACATCCTTTGCTCCACCGAACAAGTTTAATGATCCATTAAATTCCATGCCATGATATAAAAATACAGTATCATAATTTTCGTAAGACTCGCTGCAATGTAATATATCAGCATCTAGTATATCAGCCCATATCCTTGCCCAACCAGCCCTATGAGAAGAATCTCTTTTACTAATTGGATAGTGTACGCTTGCTATTGCTTTCTTTGGCATAATTATTTCTCCAGTAAGTCAAAGTGATGCTCATAAACATGCATGCTTGCTGAATTCCAAAGTATACTACCTTTTTCTATTTTAGCTGGTGAGTATCTATCTTGAACATCTTTAACAAACTTATCTAAAACATACTCTTGCCAAGCTCTATCGTTAGGGTAGCCAAACACAGCATCATTAGATCTCATGTTAACTAATGCGTGTATTAATCCATCCCTATATAAATATTGCACAGTATTTGTGCATGTAAAATCATTCATACCAGAATAATTGTAATCGTAATGCATAGAAGGCCTTGTATAGATCATAATAGATCTTCTTGTATGTATATCTGAACACATAGCATTTAAAGCCATTTCGTATTGATCATAATTATTTTCAGAAAAAACTATATTTCCATAATTGCTATTAACAAAACCTAGTGGTGTAGCAATAGATTTCCAAACCTTAGGTACAGGTTTTTCCATATCGTTAACATTTAATGATTGAGACATGTACCAATCAATTTCTCTGCGTATATAATCTTCATTTTTAGGCCTTAATAAAAAAGGCTTATCTGCTTCAAAGTTACAATTCATAATCTCAACTAATTTGCAACCCGTTTTGTCTAGCTGAAAATCTTTATTTTGATACTTTAGTTTAAGCATCTCAATTACACTATTTGCTCCTGTCTTGACCATCCATTTTTCCCCTTAAAAAAGAAACTGCAAAACTACAGTAGTTAATCATGTCCATATAAGTATCTTCTAATGATTCATGGTTAGGATCATCACCGCTTTCTAAAAGCGATTGAGCTCTTATAAGTTTTTGATGTATCATATCATGAATGGTATCAACACCCCGTCTATAGTGCATAGCTTGCTTTATATTAGACATAGGTGACTGATAATCTTTAGACTTCTTTTCTTGTATTTTTTGGCATTCTACAAGAATTTTAATAGATTCTTTTTCCATTATTTGTCCTTTAGTATGTCAGTAAAATCTGGAGCTTTCCAACCATCTGGTTTTTTAACTCCAACCTTGTGCGATTTGTCGCTTTTATCTTTAACTTTTGACATATTAGCTCTATGAACTTCTTCGAAACACTCTTGCCATTGTTCTGAATTTAAACCTAATATAGCAGCTGTACCATATGCAACATAAACCAAATCTATTAAAGCATCTACCATGCCAGGTAAATCATCACAATTTTTAGAGTACATAAATTCCATTAACTCTTCTTGCATATGACTAAACCTCTTATCTAGCATAGATGGATCAGCTAATGATGGCACTTGATTTTGCGTTATTCGGAACTTCATTAAAAAATCTTGTACGTCTTCGTATCTAGGCATATTACTTTACTCCCTTAGTATATATTGCTTTAAATTTATCTGCATGACTTATAACCTGAAACTCCTTAGATATTCCTAATTCAAATAACTTACCAGGTGAGTAAGCATACTGATGGTTGTCTAATTCTTTAAAGTACTGCTTTATCCAATCTATCACTTTTGATTCGTTATAATGATCTTCGTTAAGTTTCAAATTCTTCCAAGTTCTATACGCCCAAATAGAAGATCCTTTATTCTTATAGTCTGGCAAACTATCCCAAGCTGCTTGAAACTTTTTACTCATTCTGTATGGTTTCATATTCTTCTCCCTAGATCTGGATATATCGAGTATACGATATATTCCTTTTCTAACCTTGTATAATACATATTAAAAATACCTCGTAAGCTATTGATTAGCATCGGGCTTTGATAGGTAATTCATTGCTTCATCGAATTTCTCACCATAATAATTTATTTGTACTTTAGGTTTCCAATGTCCTACACCATCTGACACTGCATTATTCCATGATTCATCTTCATTTCCATTGATCCTAGAAAGTACAGAACTATAGCATTCCCAACACTTATCTTTGCATTCTTGTTTATAACCAGCTGGATAAGACGCATCGTCTATATTATCTATCCTCTCAATAAGCACCATAATATAATTTAGCAATACATTCGGAGGTGTTTTGTTAATGTGTATTGTATTGGCGTATCTGATGCATGTATCAACTAGCCTTGTTATTGGTCTTTTTTTCATTTTATTTCTCCTTTAATTTTAATGACTAAGCCACATTATTAATGACAAGATTGGTAAGTGTTTGGTCGTACTGACAAATATCTTCCCATGTAAAATATTCTTCAACTCCATCAGTCAACACGGTTTCGTGTACCTTCTGATATTCTTTGTTGTATTCAACATTGAATTGAGACTCTTTTAATGATATAAAGCCATGTATTTTTAATTCTTTAATTGCATAATCTACCATGTGTATTAATTCATTCATTTTTATTTCTCCTTAGTTTTCTTGTGTGACTTCTATTATATCAAACAATGTGTCTTCTGCTACTATTGTCATTGGTCCTTCAAGCGCTACAGCATGCACCATTTCTCGTGCGTGCGTTTTAGATACTGCGTCAACTTGTACTTCATAATAACTTGTCTCTTTGCATCTTACCATAAATTTACTAAACATTACCATTCTCCTTTAAGTGCTAATTTTATTTCGTCAACAGCATCTTCATCCAGCTTAGATAAAATAACTGCTGGGCCAAGTGCTTTTACTAACTCACCAAAATCTCTTATGATCATTAATTGATGCATTTCTTCTTGTGCTTGATTCATTTCTTGTTGTGTCATTACCATTCTCCTTTGTGTTGATCATCTTTCTCAATACATTCTACTACGTCTTTTTTACTAAGTACATTAAATCTTTCTAATGTAGGCATATTCTTTTCTTCCATAAAATCCTCTACAGCATACAAACCTTTTCCTATATCTGAAGCCCAAACATATTTCTTAATTCTAAAATTCCAAAGTTGGTTATCCATTATATTTCTCCATTTTTACGTGCTGTAGTAGCAAGTAGTTTTATTGTATTTTGCATTTTTACATACTCAGGTGCAAACATATAAGGCTGTCCGTGTACATATGATTCTCTTACAACTTTGTTACACGCTATTAATAATGCACCAATTTCTTGTTTTCTTTGTTGAGCATTCATTATGTATTCTCCTAATTAATTTAACTTACAGGTACATTGTACCATGAATACACAAAATATACCAACTATTTTCATTTATTTTAATTTATTTTTAAGTTGTTGATTATAAACAATTTATTATATTGATATATAGCCTAAAAGCCATACAGAGCTCACCACGAAGCTTTAAATCACTCTGAGTATGTTTATATGCTGCGAATCATCCTGGCGCTACAAAAATAGGTTAAAAAAAAGGCCAGCACGAATGCTAGCCTTATAATTACAACTTATTACTTACAATCTTACAACAGATGAATCCTTCCTTTTATCTTTTGACATACTAGCAGACCTAGAATGAGAAAAACACTTATTACACTTATACTTTTGATAAGATGCTTTTCTTGATCTGTATATTCCGTTCTTAATAATATGTATGCTACCACAATTTGGACAAACATCATTACTACTATGATCATTAAAATTAAACGGAGTAACTATCCAACCTTGAAGTTTTCTATAAAGTTCTTCAGTTAATTTGACGTCGTTCTTATTATATTTCTCCATTAACTTCCAAGCTTTACTATCACCATTCATACATGATTGCCATAAATCAAAACCTTGGTGACTTGTTTTTTTACCTATTCCTAACTCTTGAGATACATGATCAAGTTTATTAGATACAAATCTAAAATTACTTTTTACTGTTTTTAATAGATCTATATTTTTATAAATATCTGGCTTAGGCATACCCTCTAATAGAAACTCTCTATTCAAAACCTTCATATCGAATGGTTGAGAATTATATCCTATTATTGCATCTGCTTCATTAACTAAATCCCACGCTTCTTTTACTACCTTTTTATGCGTTGAATTATGATCAGAATAAAAGTGTACTTTCTTATCGCCTAACCATTTAGCTGCGAAACATATAACTTTACTAGTGTTTACTAATTGTGAAATACCAATATTAGTATTCCAAATACTCCAAAAATATCCGAGCGATGGTGCAGTTTCTATATCCAAGACAAGTATCTTAGGTTTATGCATGATATCTCCTTTTTTATTCAGCATAACAATATATAAAAATACTACCTAAGTTGTTGATTCTACTGGAAAGGAACTGTGCCGCTTTTAGTTATTATTAATGATTCTTTTTTAGGATCCTCTTTATACTTACTAAAAGATATGTGTACCCATCTTTCATACTCAAGGATAATTTGATTGTAGCTGATTTCAGATTCAATAATGGCGAGTACAATCTCTCTAGGAGTACCGAACCCCTGGCAAGTAAAGTCGCAAGCCAATCCTGTAATGTGAGAAGAAGTTGGTTTACTACCAAGTAGTGTATTAAGATCCAAGCACCTATAACCACTACTAATGTAAATAGGACTATTATTAAGAACTGTTCTAACATTTTCCATCTCCTTTGCTGTTTTATAAATATTATCTAAAGCGTTTCCTGTTGCTGTATTGTCTATCCCATGTCTCGTTGCTGTTTCACTAAAGGTGAGTTCATCTATACTAAAATGTGGGCTTGCCATTATCATTTATTTAAACCATTTTTCTTTTCGTAGCTTCTTAAACCTCCTAATCCAAGCATACCCATTAACACAGGTAACATAGTTGCTGTATCAGCTTGTGGAATTATTACACCAAAAGGTGCAGCTAATGGTGATATAAGAAAGTTTATAGCAAACCCTGCAACACAAACCCAACCTACTGCTGGTCGCCATCCTGCTTGAAACCATGCACCTTTAGCATCTTCTTTGTTTACTGCTATTTGTGCTAAAGCAATTTCATGCGCTTGTCTTTCTGATAGTGTTGCTATCTCATGTGCTAGTTTGTTTTTAGTGTCGGCATCAGGTATAAATTTATCTAGCAGTGCTGCGACTGGTCCTATAAGTGTTTGTATCATATTATTGCATCCAATTCCTAATAGCTATAGATATTAAGCCACCAATAAAGGAAGCTATCCCCATGCCCATCCAAAAACCACCTTTAGATTTATTAGCTAAAGCCAACATTTCTTTCATGTCTTTTCGTAGTTCGTCCTGACCTTTTTGTAATTGTTCTATTTGTTCTTTCATTTTGCCAAACTCTATAGGGTTTATATCACTCAAAGTAATCCTCCAAATTTGTTATTCCAGGGTTTTGACGTTTTAGTTCAGCTGCCTCACCTGGTACATTCCTTAACAACGACCAATAAGGATTATTGTCACCGTATTGTAATAAACCTTGTCTAGATTTTCTAGCTATCATTCTAGCTGCTTTACTTTTTGGACCTGGTAGATCAAAAATACTTTGAGCAACTGCAACCTTAGCACCAAACGGACCAGCAACAGCAGCACCGCCACTGGCTTTTATTCCACCGCCTATACTTATACTATCTCTGCCACCAATTCTTCCTACTGCTCTTTCTAGTACTGGTTTTAATTCTAGCAAATCACCAAATGTTTTATTTGTAGCCTTTGCTTCTGGTATTATTTCCTCTATCAGTTCTTTTGTTATCCTTCCAGTATCACTTATAGCCTGCTCTCCGCCACTAGTACCTTTCTGTTTTTTTGTATTCCAATTGTTTTCTTCATACAAACTTCGTTTTAATGTTTGTAATTCATCAGCGCTTAGAGACTTAAATTTACCAAGATTTAAATCAGCCTTTAATTTATCTTCAAATGCTTTTAACTCAGCTAATTTATTTTTTACGCCAAATTTAGCACCTTTCATTTGCTCTCTAGTTTTTTGTAACATTTCAAATATTTTTGAGACAGGTATTTTTTTACCAGTATTAGTAGATTCTAATATTAAGTTATCAAGCCTAGATCCTACATCATTAATAAGTAATTCTAGTTTACCTACACCTTCAATATTTAAAGGAATATCATTATCTAATGCTGTTTTTACAACTCTTTTTCTTTCTGCTAGTGTACCTGTAGGTTTCATTGCACTTTGATATAAGTCGCTAGCAAGATCAGGAGCAAATTTATCTATAGCTTTGGTAGCTGCCACACCACCAGTATTTAACGTAAGATTAAGTGGATCAATTGCGGCACCTGTTTTTTGTATACCAGTTCCTAATTTACTAACTATATTGTTTGTTTTTCCAAGTACACCAGCTAATCTTACAGTTGATCCACCGCCAGTTAATATCATAGCTGCATCACCAAGTACTGCTGCTGGTTGCTCTTGTAAGTATCGTAAAAACTGCTCTTTACTACCGTACTTATTAGAATAGTATTTTATAAGTGCATCTGCATGTTTTTCACTATTTTGTACTCCTGGTATTGCTTTTTGAACAACACCAGTAAATAGATTTATTAGGGCTTTACCAGTTTGTACAGGAGACGTAACGGCATCAGCTAAATATCCTAATTCAGTTCCCAAACTAGGCAAGAAGTTTTTGGCTGTCTCTGCAGCAGAAAATTCAAACTTATTAACAGGAGAATCAAGATCACCTTCTTCTTTACTAGCTTCTATATAAGCTTCTTTTAATATTTTATAGTTTTCTGTCTTTTTAAATTCAGCTTCTGTACCACCGCCTTTTTTAAAACTTTCTAAAAGTTCTCTAGTTTTTGTTGCGTATTCCTCTGCACTGCGCTTCGTTGGCGTAACTATAATTGGATCTGTTGTTACTTCTATATCATCTGCCATATATTATCCTGTTAAATCAAATAGTTTATCTGCTGCTTTTCTTGAATCTGAATAAGGCGTAACCTTCATGCCAGATAGTCTTTCTGCTTCTTTGCGTATTTTGTCATTAAGAATTTCTCCTTTTTGCTTGTCAAATTCATATATTTTTCTCAGTGAAAACTTACCTTCATCATATAGCGTTTGTGCATAATCTGCTATATCAGCTGTTCTTTCTGCACTAAGATTTGCCATTGTAACCATAAGCGCTCTGCCATCTGGTGTTGTAGCAAGTGTTGGGAATACAGCTTTATATGCTCCAAACTCTAAATCAGAAGTTGAACCAGAACCAGGAGCTCTAACTAATGTTGCACCTCTTGTTTGGATAGCCTTAATAACTTGGTTGACATCTGCTGCAGGGGTGTCTATGTTTAAGTAAGCTTGTAAATCAGCTCCTAGTTGGACTAAACCACCACCACCCATTTTCTTATCACCTATTAAAGCGTTTATCTGGTTAATTCTACCAGCAACAACTTGTGCTGCAGAAGCAGCTGTAAAGTAACCGTCAAGAGTTTTTGATTGCGTTTCGCTTAATTTTTTATCTGGATATGCAACTGTTGGGTTAGCGTCTACATACTCAGCAAACGTTTTAAACCTTCCAGTAGTTCCTTCATTTACCATTTTGTTCCAGTTCTTACCAAGGGATGAAAGTGCTTCTGCATCAGGTGCATTATTTTTACCTATATCAGAATCTGTTTTCATTATATCCATTAAAGGAGCACCTTGTTCCGGATATTCTAAAGCAAAGTTTTTTAATTTATTGTAATCTATTACTCTTTTACCAGGAAGGTTGTAAGAGTAACTATCTTTTTCTCCAAAGTTAGGCATTGGAGCCATTGTTCCATCTGGCATCATTCTTTCTGTAGGAACAGTATTTGTCATTCTATTGCCAGTAACTGTTTGTGATGGAATATCAGTAAATATTCCTTTTTTAGCTATTTTAGAGTCTTCATTAATCTTATATTGTTTTATTTGTTCTCTTAGTTTAGCAGTTTCACCTAAACCTTCATAAGGAGCTATAGCTCCAGCTAGGCCTGCTTGCATTGATTTAGCTAAATAAGGAATTGCGCTTCCATAACCTTTGTTTTTAGGTTGTATGGCATATGCTAAACCAGCACTAAGAAGTCCCTGAGTTAATGATTTTTCTTTTGCTCTTTTTACGTCTTCTTTTTTTAATAAACCACCTTCTAACATCAATTGATCTTTATCACTTAAACCAACGCCTAACAGATCATTGCCGACGTCTAAATTATCCCACCAATTTTTTGCTTTGTCATAAAGTGCCATATATTATCCTATTAGTTGTCTTAATTTTTCGTCTTCTATATTTGCATAAAGTGAATTATTTAATAGTGAAGGGTTTGTGTTACCACCTAGTGAATCTGCTTCATTAGGTCCAAGTACATTTAATAAACCTGGAGATTGTGGTACAATTTGTGCTTGTTTAACTTCTGGTTGTACTATAGGTCTTATTTGTTCTGGTTCCTCGGTTAATGAATCAACAGCTTGATCTGTTACTACGTTCCCTATTCCCATTCCTTCAGTTTTATCATCAAAGTAATCATATCCTTGTTTAGCGTAATCATTTAATGGTGAATTAAACATATCAAAACCAGTGCTCATTGGATTGTCATACGTAGCAAAATTCATTCCCATACCACCTTGCCCTACAGGATTAAACATACTAGGTAAAACGTTACCTGTTGCTTCCATAGGTAATGCAGAAAAAGCTTCTGGACTCATAAGACTACTAGGTACTGTAGCTTGAGTTAATTGAGCACCTAATAAATCACCAGCTGCTGCACTACCCCCTGCTTCTAAACCTACCGTTCCAGCTGCTTCACCTAATCCGCCAGCGGCAGTTAAACCACCTGATAAAGCACTTCCAGCTCCACCAAGGGCAGCACCAGTAAGTGCCCCTCTCAAAGGAGATTTACCCATTGCCATACTAGAAACTGCACCTACACCTGCCCCTACTAACATTGCGTGAGCCATTATTTACCGCCTCCAGATTGAGTAGTCGTTTGATTTACTGGAGCAGGAGCTCCATAAGCAGCACTTAGATAAGATTGTAGTTGTTGTTGTGGCGCATTTGCACCATATTCATATCTAGCAATATCACCTTGTAAAGCTGATTTATTGTAACTTTCGTTCATTTTACCTACATTCATTAGTTGTTGGATGTCTGAATAATCTTGTCCTGCTATAGCCCCAGCATTTCCCATTGCTTGGTCTTGTCTACCTCTTTCTGCATTATAATTACTAAACGCTAATTCTGAACCTCTTGAAGATAAAGCATTTGCTAGATTTTCTGATGCTTTAGATTCCATTTCTCCCATAGCTCCAGAACCATATCTACCTGCTTCTGATGTTCGTGAACCTATATCTCTAATAGCTGTATTAAATTCTGATACAACTGGTCTAGCTGCATTAGCCATCATAGATGCAAAGTATGGATTTCCTGCTGATAACCTATCACCTTGTATCGTGCTTAATGCTTGAGTTTGAGCAGCTGGAATTAATGGACTTCCTGTTCTAGCTCTTTCTTCTGCTAAACCTAAACCTTCTGTTGTTTGTGAAGATGGGTCTACATAAGTTTGACCAGGATAATATGAAGGAGCTCCACCTTTATAAAGGTCTTGCGCTTCTTCTAATCCATATGTTATATACGGTAGTATAGCAGGATCGATGTTTTGTGTAGTTTCTGAAGTTCCACCTCCACCACCACCTTTATGGAGTTGTCTACCCATTTTTCCATTGTCAATAGATTGGTTTCCATCTAGTTCTGGAAAGTAATCGTGCATCATAATTTTAGCTCCATTAGTCTATACTTCGGTTTGTAATTTAATCTTTCAAAAAGACGTTCTAGTGATTTATATCCAGTAGAACATTGAACAGATGTTCCACCATTGTTTTTTACCCAAATCTTAAATTGGTCAAATGTTTCTTTTAGCTTTGTTCCACCTGCGTATGTTACATAAGCAACTCTATCATTTGGGTACATTATCCACTGAACAGTTGCAGCATTAAAACATTTATCTTTTTCCATGCTAAGTAAAAGCTGTTGATGACCTTGTGCAACTAATAACTTTAATTGATTTAGATCAAACTCTCCATGGCCTTTATCTATTGCTTTTTTTAAATGTTTTTCAGCTAAATGCCAATATTGCTGAACATGAGTTGTTGGTACTACATATAACTTTATTGCCATGCTTCTCCTTTACCCTACTATAATATAATCAAAGTTTAAATCTGCTTTTGCTACACTTGTATGAGTTATTACTACACTGCCTTTAGCTTTGGTAGAAATATAAGGATTTTGTGCTGCTGCATTTGCAGTTAAAGGTGATAATAAAATAACACTATCAAAACCTAATCTTTCATCATTTAATGTTGTTGTTGTATTAGAAGCTCTCAAAAGAACACTCCCAGTATTGTTGGTCTTACCATTCATTGCGTTGTTAGTTACTTCTGCAACAGCTCTAGGCTCTCCACCTTGATAAGGTAATGTCCTATACATTCCTGCCATTATCTATTGCCTTGTGGTTTAAAGTCTACATCTATAGCCATAGCATTTGTCCATGAGCCTGTTGGTTTAACAGATACTCTATGATACCTACCACCAGTTCTTAAATTAACTCTACCCTCTGATGTAGTAGATACTTCTGCACCAAATATAACAGAATCATCTAATTCTCTACGACTAGCTACAGAAACATCTGCACTACCATTATCTATTTGTGGTCTTAATAAATTAATCACAGAATTGTAACCAACTTCAAGATCGGTTGTTACTAATTCACTATTATATGTTGAGCCTGTGAATGTAGATATTTTTGTACCTGTAGCACCAGCAAATAAGAATTTACCACCTACCCAAAGTCTTGCATCTAGTGATGCAGGTAATACATCTATGTCGGTGTACCCTAGAGTACCTAAACCTTCTAAAGTCGTTCCTACAGTTGCTATATTGCCTAGAACAGTGGCTGTGGTTTCTACTCTAGACCACTTACCTAGTGTCCAATTATAA